ACAGTTTGTGGAAATCAATTATTGTCTTATGAAACAGGTCAATCATTTACTCCATTTTCTCAATTAACTGAAACAATTGTTTTGGGATGGGTTCAAAATGCAATTGGCACTAATGAAATTACTGAAATACAAAATGAAATTGATTCTTTATTAAATAATTTAATAAATCCTACTGTAATAACACCTAATTTGCCTTGGAATAATATATGACTAATTTAGATCCAAACATCACAAAAGACGCAGTAAAAGAAGCCTTGAAAGAATGGCTTAATGAACAGTTTGCTGCATTTGGTAAGTGGACTTTAACTGGTTTGCTTTCTGCTGCATTTGCAGGAATGGTTTATCTTTGGCTTGCAGGGCATGGTTTTTCTGTTAATAAGTAGGAGAAAATCATAGACCCTTTTACTTTAGCAATGATGGCTTTGGGTGCAGTAAAGTCAGGTGTTGCATTTTACAAGGAAGCTAAAAGTGTCGGTAAAGAGGCAGTTGGAGTTATAACCGAGATCGCAGATGGTCTCGGTTCTTTTTTTGAGCACCAAGACAAAGCCGTTGAGTATGCTAAAGAAGTTGAAAAAAATCCGCCTAAAGGGAAAAGTCTTCAAGCTATTGCTCTCGATAACGTCCTCAGACGAAAAAGACTTGAACAAGCCGAGGCAGATCTTAGAACCATGCTCACTTGGGAAGCCCCTCCCGAACTTGGAGCACTTTGGTCAGACTTCCAAGCCGAACGAGAAAAGCTAATGGCTGACAAGGATAAGTTTGACAGAGCGCAAAAAAAAAGGATGAACAAGAACGCATACAACTTCAGGCTGATAAAGAGAATTTTCAATTCAAACTTGCAATATGTATTGCGGTCCTTGTCTTTTCATTATCCTGTTTTAGTTTGATGTACTACATTAGAAAAGATTACCAAGAAAGTCTAATGGGTGACAGAGCGCACATCGAGTTTAAAAGAAAGTTTCAGTCTAATTCGGTTGAAATGGAATGTTTAAAGATTTTTCAAGAAACTGGTTACTTACCTAAATATTGTCCATGATAGGCATAAATCAAACTTCAGACCAGGTGACTGATTCAACCATTGTTCAAGATGACAATACGGGTTGGCTAAACACCAAATGGCGACCAATGATGGGTTGGATGTACATGGCGGTCTGTGTTTGTGACTTTATTATTTTTCCTGTTTTCTGGTCACTCATTCAAGTTTACGGAAAAGGAAAGGTTGACGATCAATGGAATCCGTTGACTTTGCAAGGCGCTGGTTTCTTTCACCTTGCTATGGGTGCGGTTCTCGGAATAACCTCCTTTGGCAGATCTCAAGAGAAAATGACGGCAATGACTACACCTACGGTAGTACAAAAATGATCTATATTAAATTAGCTTTTCTTTTAGTAATATCTTTGGTATCTGGGGGCGCAGGCTGGTATTTTGAACATCTTAGATACGATGCTTTAGAGTCACAATATCAGTCTTTCCAGGATAAAGTCGCAAATGAAGGTAAATTACAAGAGGTAAAAAATGAACAAATCAAATCCGAGCAACAACTTATTACCAAGACTGTATCGGCTAATTATGAGTCTAGGATTGCTCAGTTGCATAAATATTATGGTGGGATGCTCATCGGTCAAACCGATACCAGTAGCAGTCGAGTGTCCGAGATTTCCTCAGCCTCCCTCAAACTTGATGCAAGACCCTCCAACCAAATCTCTGTTGGCGATTGTGCCCAAACAACCCAGCAATTAGTCAGTCTTCAAGATTGGATCAGGCAACAAAGCGAGGTTAAATAATGGAATATTCAAAAAACGGATTAAAGTTGACCGAAAGGTTTGAAGGCTGCAGGATTGAGGCTTATCCTGATCCTGGTACTGGTGGAGATCCTTGGACCATTGGTTATGGGCATACTGGTCCAGACGTATTTCCTACTTTGGTAATAACCCAGGAATACGCTGAAAAACTGCTCTTGGAGGACGTTCAAAAGGCAGTTGATAACGTCAATGCCAAACTTAAAATTGAAGTCTCTCAGGACGAATTTGACGCATTGGTGGACTTTGCTTTTAATTGTGGATGTCGCAACCTGGACAACTCAACCCTTTTAAAGAAAGTCAACGAGGGAGACCATGAAGCTGCAGCCGAGGAATTCTTAAAATGGGACAAAGCTGGTGGTCATGTCATGGCTGGACTACTTAAACGCAGACAAGCGGAGGCAGCGTTGTTTTTATCGGATTTGTCAAAATGAACGATATTGCAGACGATGCTCACCAGGCAGAAGAAAACAACAGGGAATCTGCTTTAAATCTAGTCAGGAAACAAAAAGAAATTAAGTTCACAGGCTTTTGCATGAACTGCAATAATCAACTCACCGATGGGCGCTTTTGCCCTGGTGGAGAGTGCAGAGAAGACTTTGAACTAGCCCAGCGAATCGGACGGATCAAGGGTAAATAGCAAGCGCAACGGTCAGCACTTTGACCAAATAATCCCTGGTTTCTTGATCTTTATCAAACTCCTCCGCATTTTTAGCAATGGCTTTTGTAATCTCTAAGTCTTTAATCAATTCTTTAAATTCTGAAGCAGTAATTTCACCATCGTCATATTGACTTTGGTACATCTCAGCAAGTGCTTTTAGTTCGGGTGGTGTCATTTATTTGCCTCTTTTAGTCCTGCTTTATAACCCTGCTCCCAGGTTTTATAATGATTTTCAACGTAAGGCTTTTCGTCTTTCAAGAAGTCTAAAGCCTCCTGAATCTCTTTCCATTTGTGATGGGAAGATTTATCTAAAAAATTCTGAAGTCGGTTGATTGCAATTTGTTTGTTCATCTGGGTTTACTACCAATTACTTTTTGAATATCCGCAGCGTTTTTTTCAATTAAACTTAATTTTGCCCTGCAATACGCATTACTAGGGTTTTCACTTATATACAGTTCATTGACTAATTTTGATAAATCGGCAACAAGTTTAACTGTTGGACCGTTATCAGGTTGAAATTCTACAAAATTACGCAACCGTAAAGCGGTCAAATTCAACGTCTGACGAGATTCTTTTGAGCAGTCTAGGGTTTGTGACTGGGTTCGAAATTCGTTGATTAGAGCGTATTCTGACGAATCGTAGGATGCCATATTGATTAGCGAACAACCCGACAAAAATATAACCAAAAGATATTTAGTCATTCTTGTCCCCTTGCTCGAATCGCTTTAGCAATTGATACTTCAGGCTCATCTCTGTCGTAACTGCTTATGTTTTCAGCAACTTTGGCACATTCCTCACGTTCTTTTTGTATAGCTTTATCCATATCATCGCAAGTAAATAATTTATCTGTGTAATATCCCGGTGGTTTTGATGGTATTGTCATTTGTTGCGCTCCTTAAGGATTGCTTCTATTTTTTCTGCTAATGTCAAATCTGCCTTTCCACCAGAAATTTCAATGTGTTCTTTTTCATCATCCAATAGTCCAATCCATGTGCGTTGTTGTGGCGTGGTGTAGACAGGAATATGAAACATTTTCGGGGTAAATGAACCACGCTTATCATGCTCTGCTTTTAAGTCTTTGTGCATAAACTCTGCGTGTATATCGTTGCTGTCCAACCATCCCACAGGCTTATCCTGCTCTTGTTTTGATTTTTCTGCTATTAGTTTGGCAAAACGTACTAAATCGTCATCATCCAAACGCCATTCATCAGGATATTTTTTAGAATAGTAACCCCCAGCCTCTCTAGCCATTTCAATTATTTCTTCTTTAGTCATCAATAAATCCAAACAAATACAAAATAAAGATGAACGCACCTGTAATTACCATTCCTCCAATCATAATTACCAATGCAAAAATAATAGCGTCAATTAGTGCGTCCATGTCTTTTTCTCCAAAGTTTAGAATGGTATGTCCGAGTCCATGTCATCAAAACCCGATCCAGCAGAGGAAGGCTTTTGATCAGTTTTGGTAAATCTATTGGAGTCGGTTTTTTCCCCTCCGAGCAAGCGGATCGTATCAGCCTTAACGTGGGTTGAGGTTTTTTCGACACCATTCTTGTCCGTATATTTCTGAGTTACAAGCGAACCTTGGATAAAAACCATTTTCCCAGATTTTATGTATTTCTCAGCAATTTCGGCTAATTTACCAAAACAAGTGACGTTGTGCCACTCGGTTTTAGTCATCATTTCCCCAGATTTGTCCCTCCACTTTTCGGAGGTTGCAACCGAGAAATTGGCAACCAGGTCTCCAGATGGCATGGCTCTGATCTGGGGGTCTTTGCCGACATTACCGATAACTTGAATTTGATTGAACATTTGATTCCTTTTCTATTGCGTCTGCTAAAAGTTTAAATTGCACCGATGTAAAAAGATTAGACCAATGCAAAATTTCATGTTTGCCTAAATACTCATAAGCAATTGTTAAAAAATACCACTCTAAATGCCTGAGTTCGTAGTAATTTAATTTACTTGTGTCCATTTTTTGTCTGCCAAAATTGAAGTAAGTTTTTAAACATTAACCAACCCTTTTCTAATTCTTCCTGAGTCCATTTGTGGAGGACAACAAGGCCAGGGTTGGTGCGAGATACAAAAGCATTGGCGCACTCGGCATGTGGCAGTCCAAGGCCAACTCGGTACGCTGCCAGTTGCATTAAGTGTTCGTCATACCCCACAATCTTGTCTCCAACGTCAAATTCCTTGGTCTTAACGTCAATGACAACCCCTCGATCCGTCTTAGTGTGTAAGTCGGTTTTACCTCCAAATCCGTCCTCATGGGCAAAAGACATTTCAGGAATCCAAATCTGGGAAGCATAGTTTTCACGCATAAGATTGTCAAAAGATTGGCAATGTTCTTGATGCGCCCCATAACCTCGTCCCTCATAAAATCCTTGAATTGACGCATGAATTTCAGTACCTCGGTTGGCAGCCTCCTTGCCCTCCTCCTTAGAATCGGACATGATCCTAGCAATCCATTCCTCCTCGGTCTCCTCCGCACGTTTGGGAAGGGTTAGTGCAGCCATAAGCACCTGACGTTGTAACCAGACGTTTAATGCAGGCTTGGCAGCGACATTCAAGATGGTTGTGACTGAAGGTACAAGGTTCATTGTTCGAGCGTCTCTGAGCGTTGTATTGCGCTCTTTAC